GCTGGTTCATCCGGGCGGCCAACGAGGAGCTGCTCTGGGCCGACCGGCCCGCCGAGCTCCTCAAGCAGCACCCCGACTCGCTGCCCAAGTCCCTGACCTTCATCCTCTCCAGCATCTACGACAACCGCATCCTGCTTGAGAAGGATCCCGCCTACCTGGCCAACCTCAAGGCCCTGACGCTGGTCGAGCGCGAGCGGCTGCTGGGTGATCCGAAGCTTGGGGGCAACTGGAAGATCAGGCCCTCGGCCGGGAAGATCTTCGACCGGACCTGGTTCGAGACCGTGCGTGCCCTGCCCGCCGGCGGGGTCGAGTGCCGCTTCTGGGACTTCGCCGGCACGAAGAAGAAGCTGGTCAAGGACGACCCCGACTACACGGCGAGCTGCAAGATCCGCAAGACCGAGGGGACCTACACGATCGCCGACGCGACGGCTGAGCAGCTGGGGCCGGCGGAGGTGGACCGCGTCTTCGTCAACACCACCCGGCAGGATGCAGCGGCCGCTGCCCTGGCCGGCGTTCGGTACATGGTCTGCTGGGAGATCGAGCCCGGCTCGGCCGGTATCCGGGAGGCGCGGCGCCTGGCCATGATGGTCGATGGCGTCGAGGCCCGCGGCATCCGGGCACAGGGCGACAAGTTTGTCCGGGCCAAGCCCTTGGCCGCCCAGGCTGAGGTCGGCAACGTGAAGGTCCTCTTGGCGCCGTGGAATGAGCGCTGGCTGAACCACATGCACCGGCAGCCGGACTGGCCGCACGACGACGAGATGGACGCGGCCAGCGGCTCCTACAACCAGCTCACCACTGCGACGCCTCGCGCCGCGACCAGCCACCAAGGATAGAGGCACATGGCCACCGAGATCACCGATCTGCAGCGAGCTTACAAGGCCCTGAGCGGCAAGCGGAAGGCCTACACCGATCTGTGGGCCTACTACGACGGCAAGCAGCCGATGGTCTACACGAGCAAGCGGCTGAAGGACATCTTCAAGGACCTCGATGGCACCTTCAACGAGAACTGGTGCTCGGTGGTGATTGACTGCGCAACCGACCGGATCAACCTGCGGGGCTTCACCGTGGCCGGCGCCGAGGACACGGGCCAGAAGCTGACCGAGATCTTTCAGCAGCTGCAGCTCGGGCTGGAGGCGGACGACGTCCACGAGGCCGCCCTGGTGACCGGGGAGGCCTTCCTGATCGCCTGGAAGGAAGACGACGACCCGTTGCCGCAGGTCTATTACAACGACCCGCGTCTCTGCCACCTCTTCTACGATCCCGAGAACCCGCGCCAGAAGTCCTTCGCCGCCAAGTGGTGGGTGGACGAGCAGCTCAAGACAAGGCTGACGCTCTACTATCCCGACCGCCTCGAGTATTACATCACCCGCGGCAAGACCGACGCCCCTGCCAGCGCCAACGCCTTCACACCACTGCCAGAGGACCCGGAGGCCGTGAACCCCTTCGGCGAGATCCCGGTCTTCCACTTCCGGCCGGAGCGGCGGACGATCAAGGGCGACCTGGCCAACGTCGTGCCCCTTCAGAACGGGATCAACAAGCTGCTCTCGGACATGATGGTGGCGGCGGAGTACGGCGCCTTCAAACAGCGCTGGGTCATCTCCAATGTCGATATCACCAAGCTGAGGAACTCCCCCAATGAGATCTGGGCCGTGCCTGCCGGCGATGGCGTCGGGCAGGCTTCCCAGGTCGGGCAATTCGACGCCACCGACCTGGTCAACTACATCAGCGCGATCAACAGCCTGGCGGCCGCCGCGGCGATCATCAGCCGGACGCCGAAGCACTATCTCTTTGAGCAGGCCGGGACGCCCTCGGGCGAAGCCCTCATTGCGATGGAGGCCCCGCTCAACAAGCGCGTCCAGAACCACATCGACCGCTTCGCCATCACTTGGCGGGAGGTGGGCGCCTTCCTGCTCAAGCTCTCCGGCTCGGCCGACGTGCCGCTGACGGCCATCCAGCCGCAGTTCACCAAGCCGGAGACGGTGCAGCCGAAGACCGAGGCCGACATCCGCAAGACGAGTGTCGACGGCGGCATTCCTCTGGTGACGGCGCTGCGCTGGGAGGGGAAGACGCAGGGCGAGATCGACCAGGTGATGGCGGACAAAGCGGAAGAGCGCAAGGCCTCCCAGGCGAGTCTGGCGAAGGCCTTGCTGGAGCAACAGCGAACCTTCGACCAGGGTAAAGGAGATCAACCATGAAGGCATACAAGGACTACTCGCCCGAGGAGCTCAGCGCGCTCAAGTATGAGGATCTGCTGCGCGTGCGGCAGGCCGCCTACCGGGTGCACGTCGCCGGGATGGAAGTGAACCCCGAGATCGAGACCTGGGCGGCGCGCATGACCTCGAAGCATGGCCGCTTCGTCCAGATGTGGGCGAACACCGTCGACTGGCCAACGGCCCTGCTGATCCTCCGCTGGGGCGAGGCGCCCGAGCACTGGCCGGCGGAGTTCGGGGAGGACGACGTGAAACGGGCGCTCCTCTGGGAATCCGACGGCCGTGCAGCTGCTGGGGTGACGTATCTGGGAGGTGAGGCATGAGCGCTGCGACCGACTATCTCGAAGTCGAGATCCGGAAGCACATCTTCCGGACGGGATCTTTCACCAAGCCTGCGGCGCTGTGGGCCCGGCTCTACACGGCGGCGCCAGGCGAGGCAGGCGGTGGCACCGAGGTCACGGGTGGGTCCTACGCTGCGATCCAGCGTGACCCCCTCGACGCCAACTGGACGGCCGCCAGCGCGACTGACGGCCTCACCGACAACGCCGCCGACATCACGTTCCCGGCGCCGACTGCCAACTGGGGAGTGGTGTCCCACTTCTCGCTGGCAGACGCGCAGAGCGCCGGCAACATGCTGATCTATGGCGCCCTGACCACGCCGAAGACGGTGAACAGTGGGGATCCGGCGCCCAAGTTCGTGGCCGGTGCGCTCGACGTGACAGTGGCCTGAACCATGCGCATCACACTGGACCCTGACTCCAAGGTGGAAGTGGCCGACGCCGGCAACGGCATCAAGCTGCTGCGGTTCACAGAGCAGCAATCCGGCCTCGAGGTGGTTATCGCTCTGCAGGGCGACACGCGGCGGCGAGTACGGGACGCGCTCACCCTCGTCGAGGTAGGCCACAGCCTGCCGCGGGAAAGGCCGCTGTCGTGAGCCTCACCATCCTGCGTGATCACGATCGCCCGACGCATGCCGAGAAGCTGGAGCGGTGGCTGGGTAAGGAAGAGGTGACCCGTCTCTCCGTGATGATGCGGGAGTGGTATGGGCCGCCGATCCACCTGCTCGACACGCCGGGCTCTGTGCGTGTGGCGGCGGGTGGCGACTTTGTAGGCCAGATCGGACGGGGGAAGTTCTCCGTCGGGCTGGACTACGCCATCGACCGCTACCGACGCCATCAGCAACTTCGGATGATGGCGGGCTTTGCGAGCATCTCGGACGCCTTGAGTCGAGCCTCGCAGGGTTTCCGGCAGGGAATCCCGTTCAATAAGATTGGTCCTACAGGCGTCGGCGGCGTCACGAGTAGCCTGTGGAGGGTCGGGCCGCAACCGGCCGTTGGTGCTGCTCCGGCCAACCCCGCCGGAGGAACAGCTTACGACAGAACGAGTGTCGGGGCACTTGCTTGGCGGAATGCCGCTGCGGGCACGTCTCGCCTGACAGGGGCAGATGTGTCCACCAACGTCCTCGGTAATACTCTCCTGCTCTATGACCTGATCTTTGGGGTCAACAAGACCATGAACAGCACCAGCCAGGAGAGCGTGACGGGTGTGCCCACCCGCTACCAGTCTTCGACGCCTTCCGCCGAAGACTACGCTGGTGGAAACTTCCTCTTCGTTCAGGTCGGCGGCACGGCCCTCCCTGCGACGGGACACAACTGGACGGTCTGCACCTACCGCAATCAGGCCGGTACCGATGCGCAGACACTGCCATCTCTGGCAGGCGTTGCTAGTGCCATCGTGGATCGTCTGGACCACCCGAACGCTTCGCTTCAATGGTTTGCGCCGCTTGCCTCTGGCGATAGCGGAGTCATGGACCTGGCTGCCATACAGTGTTCCGCGCTGGTGGCTACGGGCGTGGTCTGGTTCATGATCGGACACCCCATCGGCTTCATGTCGTTCCCGGTTCAAAACTGCATACTTCCTTTCGATTGGCTTACCAACCGGGACCAAGCGCCGCGCATCTTCGACAACGCGTGCCTCGCACTGCTCGAACCGCTCAAGCCATCATCGAGCGCCGCAAGCTACACGGGCATGGTCTACGCGACAGATACGGCGGCGTAGATGACGGAACGGCAACGTTATCGCCGTGATAGCGGGAGCCTCGGGCGGAGTGCGATTGCCGACTTCTGGCAGATCAGCACGACGGTCCAGGACCCCGAGATTCCCAACCTGCCCCTGGAGACACCGGCGGGCGGTCAGGCGGCGCAGTTCGACGCGTCGGTGACGGTTGCCTTCTCCACCGCTGGCCAGCTGACGACTGAAATCCAGATGGCGGGCGCGGCCACGATCGTTGTGGCCACCGCGGGCCAGCTCACGACGGAGATCCGCCTGGCTGGCGCGGCGGAAGTCGC